ACTTGGATTACAGGTTCAGCAGGTGGAGCAGCTACTTCTAGCTTAGATGCTATGGAAGTAAACTTCTTATCTGAAAGAGCTTTATGTACTTTAGGTGCTAACAACTTCTTTATCTTTAAATAAGATATAGAATAATTTCAATAAAGGGGATGGTTAATCCTGTCCCCTTTTTTATTAAACTTAAATTAAAATCAAATGAAAAAAAAGAAACAAGCTTTTGTTACTAAAAGCTATAAGCTCACACAAGATAGAGCGCCATTAAGCTACACAATACCATCTAGAAATACTAAAAGAAGTGCCTTACTTTATTTTGATGAGGAAACTGGAACAAATAGGTCCTTGCGTTATGCTAGAAATCAAAAAAGTATTTTTGAAGATGAACAAGATGGAAATGTAATATTAGAACCAATTATTTTTGAAGATGGATTTTTATCTGTAGATAAAACTAATCAAGTATTACAAAAGTTTTTATCTTTTCATCCATTAAATGGTAAAGCATTTATTGAGGTTGATAATGAAAAAGATGCAACAAATATAGTTGAGTCTATGGATTTAGAATTAGAAGCTCAAATATTAGCTAAAGACTTAGATATTGAAATGTTAGAAACTGTAGCTCGTGTAGTTATAGGTTTAAAAGTAGATAGATTAACATCATCAGAATTAAAAAGAGATGTTAGATTATTTGCACAAAGATATCCTGTTGATTTTTTAGATTCAATCAATGACCCATTATTATCTTTACAAAACAAATGTGCTAAATTTTTTAGCGAAGGATTATTAATTATAAAAAATAAAAAAGATATTTATTATAATTTAAAAGGTAATAAAAATAAACTAATGACAATTCCTTATGGAGAAGACCCATTATTTATATTGGCATCTTTTCTTCAAAGTGATGAAGGGTTAGAAGTTTTAAGTATATTGGAAGACAAGCTATAACCAATTTAAAAAACAAGCTATTTAGTAAAGAGGGGTTCAAAAAAATGAAACCCCTTTTTTTGTATCTTTGTAAAAAGATTAAATAATTATGAGTTTAATAAATACAGTTAGAGCAACTGTCTTGTCAATAGCAAATAAAAACAATTTTGGCTATATAACACCTGCTGATTTTAATTTATATGCAAAGCAAGCGCAATTAGATATTTTTGAAGACTATTTTTATCAATATAACTCTCAAATAGTTAAACAAAATGCTAGGGTATCAGGATCAGGATATGCAGATATTGTAAAAGGAATAGAAGAAGTAATAGATACTTTTACAGTTTTTGCTCCTTTATCTAAAAGCATTGTAAATTATCCTAGTAGTTTATATATTCTTCCTAATCAAGAAAAAAATGGAAGTGATTACTATATTATAAATAAAATTTTAGTTTATCAAAAACAAAAAACTTCAGGAACTAATACTCAAATTCAAGGTGGTCAAAATAGATTAATTGATTCTAGTGCTGATTTTTTTGCTAGTGGAGTTGTTTTAGGCGATATAGTTTCGTACCGAATAAATGCAATAACTTATAATCAAAAGGTAATAGCAATTAATAGCTCTACTCAACTAACTATAGATGCTAATAATTTAAGCAGTATTAATATAGATTATATAATATATGATTACTCTAAATTAAAAGAAGCTGAAAAAGTTACTCATAGTAAAATAACTATGCTTTCTAATTCAATGCTTACAAAACCAACTTTGTCTTACCCTGCTTACACTCAAAATTCTTTAGATGCACAAATATATCCAGATACTATTACTGATATAGGTCAAGTAACATCTCAGTATATAAGATACCCAAAAGATCCTAACTGGACATATTTTAATATTATAACAGGAGGAGAACCTAGTTTTGATGAAACAGCTTTAGATTATCAAGATTTTGAACTTCCTTTATCGGATGAAACTAATATTATAAATAAAATATTACAGTATGCAGGAATGTCAATACGAGAATCTGCTTTAGTACAGTTTGGAAAAGCAGAAGAAAAAGAAGCAACAACACAAGAAGGATAGATTATGGCATATATAACAGAATATCAATATTATGAAAACACAGGCAACCCTCATACTGAACAAGAGAATTGGGGTTCATATCAATACGTAACATTAGAAAATATAGTTAACAATTTTATGTTAATGTATGTTGGTAATGATAAACTTATAAATAATGCTGAAAGATATAATATTCTTTTTCATGCAAAGAGAGCTATTCAAGAGCTTAATTATGATGCTGTAAAGGAAATAAAAATTTTAGAATTAGAGGTTTGTGATATATTAAGATTTGTATTGCCTCCAGATTATGTAAATTGGGTTAGAGTTTCATTATATAAAAACGGAGTTTTAAGACCATTAAGTGAAAATATCCAAACAAATTGGAGTGATGCTTATCTTCAAGACAATACATGTAGAATATTATTTGACCATGATGGAAATATATTAAAGCCTTCAACATCATTTTTAGATTTACAAAGAATTACAGGTGGTAAAACTAGTATTTATTTAAATGAGAATAGTCCTTACAACGGACAAGAGGGTTATTGCGTAGATGGTTTGTGGTATTTTGAATATCCAATTGGAGGGCGATATGGACTTAATACAGAAACTGCAAATCAAAATCCTACTTTTAGTATAAATAAAAAAGGAGGAGTTATTAATTTTAGCTCAGGGATGGCAGGAGAGTTTTGTGTTGTAGAATATGTTTCTGATGGAATGGAAAATGGAGATGATTCTGAAATAAGTATAAATAAATTATTTGAAGAATATGTGTATGCATATATGAAATATGTAATTCTTTCTAGTAAGTATGGTATTCAAGAATACATAATAAATAGGACTAGAAAAGAGAAATCAGCTCTTCTAAGGAATGCAAAAATAAGATTGAGTAATATACATCCAGGGAGACTATTAATGAATCTAAGAGGTCAAAACAAGCTTATAAAGTAATATGGCAAAAATTCAAAAGAATTTTATAGCAGGTAAAATGAATAAAAGTGTTGATGAACGTTTAGTTCCTCAAGGACAATATATTGATGCTTTAAATGTTCGTTTAGGTTCAACAGAGGGAACAGAGATTGGTGCTGTAGAGAATTCAAAAGGTAATGAGCTTTTAGTTGAATTAAAATTTTTAAATCAACCATTAAGTAATGCTGCTAGATGTATTGGTGCTTATGAAGATGGAGCAAATGAAACTATATATTGGTTTGTTAGTGATGAAGCAAATACTTTATCTGCAACAGGGAAAGTTGATTTAATTGTTTCTTTTAATACTAGAAAAAATATATTGTTTTATCATGTTATTTCTACTTCTGTATTAAACTTTGATAAAGAGTATTTAATAAATGGAATAGATTTAATTGGAGAACTTTTGTTTTTTACAGATAATTTAAATGCTCCTAGAAAAATAAATATAAATAGGAATTATTTAGAACCTAATGTGCCTTCAACTACTGATAGAATAACAGAGCAAGATATAGGTGTTATTGTCGCACCTCCATTAAACGCACCTGAAATAGAGTCTTATCAAGTTGGTGGTGGAGAAGATTATATGAATGAGCTTTTTTTAAGCTTTGCATATAGATGGCAATACGAGGATGGAGAATATTCTGTATTATCTCCTTTTAGTAGAGTAGCATTTACCCCAGGGCCATTTGAGCTAAATTATCAAACTTATGATAATGATGGAATGTCTAATCTTTTTAACACAACAGATATTACATTTGATACAGGAGGTAGAAATGTAAAAGATATAGATGTTATATTTAAATTTAGTACTAGTCAGTCTATTAATATTATAGAAAAATTCAATAAAGAAAATGAAGGATGGCTTGATAATGTACCTCAAACATTAACATTTAATAATAAAAAAATATATACTACACTTCCTGAAGCTCAATTGCTTAGGTTATTTGATAATGTTCCTAGAATTGCACAAAGTCAAACAATAATGGGTAACCGTTTAATGTATGGCAATTATGTTGATGGATATGATATTAAAGGAGCAGATGGAAGAGATATATATTTAGATTACGATTTATCTTTAATTTCAGAGCCTATTCAATCAGAAGAAATAGAGAGTGTTTTAAGTGATTATACTTATACTTTATCAGGCGTTAGTACTAATGTTAATAATGCTAAAATTACAATAGATTTTGGTGGAGTAGATTTAATAAATGGTTCTCAAATAGGAGTTGTTTTTGATTACAGAAGTACTTTGTATACAGATATTAGTGGTACTTATGAAGATGGGACTCAACCTGAAAATGTTTTTGAAAATACTTTTGTTTTTAATATACAGCAAGATTATTCAAGTGTTTACGAATTATCTATAAGTGCTGAATTTATAAATGCAGTAAGCGACTTTGTAGCTATACAAGACTCAAGTTGTTTTGATTTTTGTACAGCTAATTGCACTTCTGGAAGTAGTCAAACTGATGTTTTTAATTGTGGTATTTCCACTAAAATAGGTTGGAAACATGTAGGCTTTGGATTTACAGCTTCGCCACAGGGAATAATAATAGAGTCAGCACAAGGCAGTGATGAAATTAGTTTTGTTTTACCAGCAATTGAATTTGAAGAATATGACCAAACACAAAATCCTCCAATTGCAACAGGAATAAAAGCTTATGAATATTTATCTTCAGTAGACTCGGTAGGTTTATATGCTAAAGATGAATCAAAACAAAGTTTACATAGCAATAGAGATTATGAGGTGGCTATAGTTTATATGGATGATTATGGTAGAAGTAGTACTGCATTAGTAGATACTTCAAATACTGTTTTTATTCCTTGCGAAAAATCTATAACTAAAAATAATATTAGAGTACAATTAAATAGTTATCCTCCATATTGGGCTACTAAATATAAATTTGTAATTAAAGAATCTAAAGGCCTTTATAGAACTATTTATTCAAATATATTTTTTCAAGAAGAAGGTACAGGTATTTATTACTTTAAATTAGAAGGAGACAATAGGGATAAAGTAGAAGATAATAGTGTTTTACACGTAAAAAAAGATACAAGTGGAGCTGTATTAAATTGTGCTAAAACAAAAGTATTAGGTTTTGGTGTTGAGGTTGATGATTTTCTTTGTCGGAAAAATGCAAATGGAGAGGTTATAGAAGGTTCTGAACCATGTGGCCAATTTGCAGGCACTTATATGCAACTAAAACCAAATGGGTTTGTTGCTGCAGCTCCTGAAAATGCTTTTATAGAAACAGAAGGTAGTTGTGGTTCTGGAAGTTTTTGTTCAGCTTTTGCCAGTGTAAGTCAGAGAAATCCTGATTATGTTCCAACTGACCCTCCAACTGATCCTACAAGTGAATCAGACACTGAGTTTTTTCCTGCTGATATTCCTGCAGGTAGTATTATAAACATAAAATTACGCACAAATAGAAGAGATAACAACTTTACAAATTGTCCAAGTCTATATTATGATTATGATAACCGATTTATTGCTAATAATGATTATGATAGTTTATATGATTTTGTTATAGGAGATAATATAGATTTAACTGCAGGAATATCTAGTGGTGACAGAGAAAATACTATTGTATTTGTAAACGATTTACTTGAATGGCCAAATCAAAATATACCAGGGGGGAGGCCTGACAGTAATCCTCCAGGTGGTGTTGGTAGAAACGGAACTACTTATATATATTTTCAAGAAGATTCTTGGGATAATCCGTATATTCCACCAACACCAGGCCCGATTGTACCAACAGTACAGACTAAAACAGGAAGACAATTTCTTACTATTCAAACAGGAACTCCAAAATGTTCAGGGCCAATTAACCCTAGATATTCATACGCTTATGTTGAAGTAGAAATTCAAAGAGCGCCATCATTAATGGTTTTTGAAACAGACCCATTAGAAGCAAATGATGAATTGTATTATGAAAACGAACAAACATTTGATATTGAAAACGGATTTCATTTATCAGGAGATGCAGGTGCTGACCAAAACCAAACTGCAACACTTCCTGCAATTGTAGATTTAAGTTTTTTTAATTGCTATACATTTGGAAATGGAGTAGAAAGTATGGCTATTTTAGATGCATTAACTTCTCCTACATTAAATTTAGGAGAAAAAGTTACTTCAGTTTCTGAAGAAGAATTTAAAGAAGCTCATAGATTTTCAGATGTAACATATAGTGGTGTATTTAATCAAGAGACAAACTTAAATAAGTTAAATCAATTTAATTTGTCTTTAACTAATTTTAAAACACTTGAAGCATCTTATGGACCTATAAGAAAAATGCACTCAAGACAAACAGATATATTAATACTTCAAGAAGATAAAATATCTTATTTACAAGTAGGTAAGAACTTATTATCCGATGCTGCTGCAGGTGGAGCTATTACTTCAGTACCTGAAGTATTAGGTAAGCAGATAGCAAGAATTGAAGAATATGGAATTAGTAATAATCCTGAAAGCTTTACATCTTATGGATATGATATTTTCTTTACCGATGCTAAACGAAATGCTGTTTTACAGATTAAAGGAGGAAGCGCTCAAGCAGATAGACTGAGTGTTATATCTGAAGTAGGAATGAGGTCTTGGTTTAGAGATTTATTTAGAGAGTCTTTTGAAACTCAAAAATTAGGAGGTTTTGATCCTTATATGAACGAGTATGTTTTAGGTTCTAGTAATATAACTATCCCTCAACCTTTAGACGAAAGAGAATGTGGATTTGTTTTAGAAATGAATGAATTAGAACTTAGTTATTCTTTTATGTTAGATTTAACAAGCATTATAGGAGATGTTCAATTTGACTATAATGTTACAGGAGGAAGTTTAAATATATTAGTAGAATGGAATAATAATGCTGTTATTGCTGACCTTGTAACAGGAACAGGTAGTGTATCTTTTAATAAATCTGAATCTTTTCCTACTCAAGCTAAAGTTACATTGTTTCCTGGTGCAGGTGATAAGCCTAGTTTTACATTGAACTTAAACTGTCCTATCGGAGATGAATTAACAGTTAAAGAAATAGTTATAAACTTTAATGGAGATGTTAGCTTAACTACTACTTGTAGATATAGATGGCAGCTTTCAAATACTTTAAGTCCTTATAGTACAAATTCAGTTGTTTTAGAGAATGATGGTGTATCTTTATTTACAGAACAAACAGGTACTAGTTCTTTTGGTACGATACCTGCTTTGGGTTCTACTGTTATTATGCAGAATAGACAAAATCCAGGACAAACATTTGAGTTTGATGCTAATTCAGATAAATTCAAATATCTAACTACTAATGTAGATTATAACGAAGTAGATTTAAACACATTAATACCTTTATTAAACACAGCAACACCTATAACAGGCAGTTTCCCTGAATATCAAGCTAGTTTTACATATAGTACACAAGCTACTTATATGTATTTAGTTTGGGATTTAAGAGAGTCAGACTTATTACAATTTTGTTATGACTCATCTACTCCTGAAGAAGCTTGTTGTGAATGCGATTAAACTTAAAATTAAATTATGGCAACTATTGTAGATAAATATATAGACTCATCAAGCTTCGCAACAGCAAGCGCTGTGTTTGATGATGTTCATTTAACAATAAAATCTGTTGATGGTGTATATCAGCATAACGACCAATATAGAATTCAGTTAAACGGTTTGTTAGGGCCTTTATTTAATTGTGAAATATGTGGTATTCCTTGTGGAGAAAACATAACGCCTCCTGGAGGTGGCCCTGGGTTATATCAATTAGAGTTTTCAGCAGGAGGAACTCAAGCAGATGTGGGGGCTATAGTTATTTATTTTAATCCTCAGACTATTCCTGATGGAATTAGAGTGTTATATGATGGTGTATATTATAATAGATTGTCAGTTCCTGCAACCCCTGCTTATGTAGCTCCAGCCCCTTATCCTCAACCTGCAGATCCTGGTGGAAACAGACAGAGTACAAGTGGTGTAGCAGATGCATTTACTATAATAGGTAGTCCTACATACGCAGATTCAGGTAATTGTCCTAATATATTTAATGCTCCTACTACTGATCCTGGTACTGTTTTTTATGATGGATATAGTGGTGCTGATTGGAATGTTGGTTCTCCATCACCTCAATCCACAACAATAAATACTGGTGATTTAGTTTATGGAGGCAGAGAGGTATATAGTACATTGGTAGTGCCAAAGCCAAATGCAAGTCCTGCTATTGTTACAATACAAGTATTAGGACCTTGTGATAGTACAGGGTGGAATATAAAGGTGAATTGCGCAGAACCTTTGCCTTCTTTTAGCGCTCAAGCTATAGGAAGCAGTACATCATGTGGTACAACTACAGTAACATTATATTTTGCTAGATTTGAAGGCGATACAACTAGTAGTTATCCTCAGTCTAATGCTCCTGTGTTTTTAGATGCTAATGGTGCTAGTCGTGTTTCAGACCAAAATTATTTAATGGATAACAATCAGGTAATAACAGTAACAGAGGGGGTAGTTTCAAATATTCAATCGTGTACATAAAATAATATAAATGACATTAGATATACCAACATATACATTAACATTTAGTGAATCAGTAAAAGGATGGCCTTCTTTTTATAGCTATAAACCTGATTTTATATTAGGTATGAATCAATATTTATATACTTTTAAAAATGGGAAGTTATTCAGGCACAATACTAATCCTATTAGAAATCAATACTATGGAGTAGATTATACATCTACAATAACAAGTGTTTTTAATCAAGAGCCTACTAAAGTAAAAGTATTTAAAACAATTGAACTAGAGAGTGATGATTCGTGGGATTGTCAAATAACAACAGATTTAGGAGCAGGAAATATAGACCAATCATATTTTGAGCAAAAAGAAGGAGCTTGGTTTTCTTTTATTAGAAGAATAACAGGTAGTCAAGACTTTTCTTTAAGGTCAACACAGGGTATAGGTACTTTTCTTTTAGCTACAGGCGTATCTCCTAATCCAATAACATTAGATTTTAGTGTGTCTATAAGCAATATAATTAACTATGGAGATGATGTTTTTTATAGTGATGGAACTACTACTGATAAAATAGGTTCAATAACAGCTATAGCAGCAGGTAGAAAGTCTATTACAATCGATAGTACTCCCTTTTCACCTGCAGGTTCAGTTGTTCCAGCAGGAGCATATATATTCACTTCAAAAAACAGTATAGCAGAATCTTACGGAACAACAGGCTACTATATGGAATTTAAATTAACCAATGACAGTCAGGATGCAGTTGAGTTATTTACTGTTGACTCTGATGTCTTTCAAAGTTATCCATAGATTTTGTATCTTTGCGTTAATGAAATTTAATATAAGAAAATTAAACGATTCTGATTACGAATTGATTTTACGAAAATGGTGGAAAGATTGGAGATGGACACCACCTTCAAAAGATTTTTTACCAGAAGATGGTGAAGGAGGATTTATTGTTTATGACAAAGACATTCCTGTATGTGCAGGTTATATATATATAACTAATTCGTCAGTAGGTTGGTGTGATTGGATTATATCTAACTTTGAATATAAACATAAGAAAAAAAGAAAAAAGGCTATAATAGAGCTTGTAAGGATATTAACAGAGTCATTAAAGCTATCAGGATGTAAATATTCATACGCTTTAATAAAATCTGAATCATTAATAAAACATTACGAAAGTAATGGTTATATACAAGGAGATAGTTATAATAAAGAAATGATAAAAAAATTATAGTATGGCAGCATTTACAACAATAGCAATGGCAACAGTTGCAGTGGGTTCATCTGTATTAAAAGGAGTACAAGCTTCGAATGCCTCAAGTGCAGCTTCTCGTAAATCAGGACAGTTAGCTTTAGAACAACAACAACTAGAAAGAGAATCAGTTGCTAGGTTGGAAGCTAATTATTATGATGCTGTGAGAGCTACCACTGATATATATGATAAGCAACTACAACTTTCTAATGTTCAGGGTAGTCAGATTTTAGAAGCAGCTCAAGAGGGAGACCAACGAGGTGTAGCAGCAACGGCAGGTAAAGTAAAATTAGCTCAAGATATAGCTTCAGGTCAAGTTGCCGATAAAATGGCTCAGCAAAAACTAGATATAGATTTAAAGCGTGCTGAAGCTTCAGAGAAAGATGCTTCAGAAATAGCAGCTATGTTTGATGATAGAGCAGCAGCAGCAGGATTACAATCTATGGCATTAGCTCAGCAAGCAGAAGATTTAAAAGGAGAAGCAACAGGTGCGTTTATGGATGCAGGGGTATCGGCTTTAGCAGCAGGAGTAACAGCTTTTGGAGGTGGTAAAGCAAAAAAAGACCTTATTGGTGATTATGTAGACAAAGGGTATAGTTTAGAAGATGCTAATAGAGCTGTTGATGGATTAGGTTTTACTAAAGGAAAACAATATAGAGAATTTGATAGAAATTCAATAGGGTTAGGAAGCGGTTCTATGACAGGTGGAGTTAGTGTTGACACAAGCACCACTCCTAGTACTTCATTAGAAGATATTAATAAATCTTTTCAAAGTGTAAATGCTTTTAATAATAATAAACCTGAAGTGCCTGTTGATGATAGTGTACAAGCTGCGATAAATGCTGCTGCAGAAAAAAAGTTAAAAGAAAAGCAAGGTTCAAATCCCTTTTTAAGTGGTTCGTTTGGAAATAACTTTACGGATATATTCGAATCGTTTGGATTAATAGGAAAAGGAGGATATTAAATGGGAAATAAATTAGATTCAATAAGATATGCATTAGGTCAAGGCCTTACAGGTGTAGCAAAGCCAACAAAAACTTTAGAGGCTGTTGATAATTTTGTAGAGGATGTAGAAGCTTGGAAAAAAAACATAGACGATCAACGTCTTAAGTTAAAAACTGATACTGCAACAAAAGTAAGAGAAGCTGAAAAAGAAGCTTATGCTAATTTACCTAATACTAAGACAGAAAGAGACCTTGTAATACAGGGTCTAGCTAATTATAAGGATATGCTTTATAATAATATGTCTATGGTTCAGAATGGTGTTTTAAAACCAGAAGATAATGTTATATTTCAGGAAAACGGAAAGCAATCATTTGAAATAGCTGCTGATTTAATAAATAACTATAGCACTAGAAAAGAAGAAGCCATGAAAGAGGCTAGTGGATATTATGATGATGAAGGAAATTTTGTAGAACCTACAGCAGGAGAATATCAAGCTGCTCTTCAACGAATAAATGATGAGTTTATGATTCCAGGGGGACAGGAATTTAAATTTATGAGCAATGGAATGGGTAATATTACTATGTTCAAAACTAAAATTGATGAAGAAACAAAAACAAAAGTTTTAGATTTAGATGCTGACGGAAATCCAATTCCAATAGACGGTCAGTCTAACATTCCTATGTTAGCTTTTATGGACGAAAGAAATACTAAAGCCCCTATGTTCGTTCTTGCTAATGAGGTTACTAAGTTAACAAGAGGTAAAGAGAGTCTTATGGGTGCTGCTTATGAGGAGATGGTTGTAGTTCCAGGCCTAAGGGGTACTATTTATGATAATATGAGACAAAGCCCAGGGTTTAAGGAGACAGTAAAACAAGCATCAAGTTCTCTTACTAATACTGTTCCTAAAGTTGTTAGTATGTTAGCAGACAACGGACCTGATGCA